ATAACCCAATCCTCTTACTTACCTTTTTGATAGGATAGTATTTAGGTATTCCAAGTTGCTTAAAATCTTTTACTGTTGTTCTCCCCATAATACCATTCAATATGTCATTGTTATCAACGTCATAATACGGATACAAGACCCTTTGTCTTATGGGTGCATAATGTATGTTAAATTCCTCTTGTGCCTTTACAGTGATACCTTGCTCTTGCAATAGGTATAAAGTAGGTTGCTCAATAAAGTTATCAAGAGTTCTTGCACTATAAATATTATCGCTTGATATATGTGTTTTACTTTTGTTTCTAATAGATTTCATGAGTGCCAATGGGTCACTTTTACGATTACCTTTAGTATTATAATTTTTACCATGTTCATATTTTATGTCAAGTGCATTGTGTAACCAAATTATTGCATTGATGAATTTTATATTTTTAATATATATTACTAAATCAATTATATCACCTTTAAAATTACTGTCAGTTTGGTATATCATACAGTATAAATTATCTTTCTTAATAGAAACTTGCGACCTATCTGTATCATTCGGCTTAGCACATCTATATTCATTTCCATAATCAATGAAGTCATGGAAACCTAGTTTTTCTAAAACTAATTCAATCTTATTATTCTTCTTAATGTATTCTTTTAGTTCATAAGCATCCATAACCACCAATCCTTAATCCATAATAATGCTACAATATCCAACTTCTTTTATTTTATTTCTTCCATAATCAATCTCAATAACTAGTTGATATGTCTTAGACTCTCCGAATCTATTCTTATCTATAAATATAACCAAATATTTTCTATCCTTATGCACTTCAACTGGAATCTCGGTAGTATTATCTTTCCCACCATATTTCCATATATTCAATGTATCATACTCATCAACTCTCATTTGTCTCATTAATAATAATGTACTCGCAATATCCGCCACATTTTTAGATACACCTATATTACTTTGTTCTAGATAGTTGAGTCTATTAGCTGACTTGGTTAATTGCAACGTAATCCATATATGAACATTTTTAGCTTCTGGTTTAACTGCATCATATATATTAACACTATCTTCCATCATTTGCAACCATGATTGATTACTACCCTTACTATAATTTGGTTTCATAGTATCTAGTACAAAATAGTCAACTCCCAATGCTTTATATTTTCTAATAAGCTTAACAACTATCTCAGAACTATACGTTGGTAATGGTATTATTGTAATGTTCTTTTCAAGCATTTCTTCGTGCATGTATTTAGAAGCTCTATTCAATACTGCAATTTCATCATCAGTAAAGTCACCTTGACGAAACCTACGCTTTTGGAAACTTACATGAAACACATTATTTATAATCCAAGTTACCATTTCTTTTTGCCAGTCTTTATAATCTTGCTCATTTATTATTACAACAATTCTTTCCTTGTTTCGTATATGTGCTGGAAGATTCCAAAGTATTGTTACAGTCGTCTTACCTGTACCACTTGAAGCACCTACCATAGTGACATGACCCTTTGAATTACCACCAATCATTTCATTAAGTAACTCACACCCCTCTAATGGCAACCCTACGTCAACTCCTTCATCCCAATCAGATATATTATTATCTAAGTTATGTGTTATATCATAAGCCTTTGCGGTGGTTTCAACATCAATAAATATATCATTTAACATTGCTTCATATTCATTATATAATTCCTCAAGTGTCATATCTTTAATATCAGATAGTCTATCTTTTACTGGAAACTTACCTCCAATTAACCCTAATACAACTTTCCATTTATAAACTTCTTTAATATATGCATCTATATTTTCAATACTTACAAGCCCTGTTAAATCTTCAATTACAGGATAGCCACCATAATCTTCATATTTTTCTTTTAATTTTAAATGTTTTTCTAAATATAGTCCTATTGATACATCATCTAATTCCTTTTTGTGTTCTTGCTTTACTAAATTCCTACCGATTATAAAATATACTTTCCATCTATTATGTGTAAAGTCTTTTAAGTCTAAGTCTTCATGGTTAAAATAAAGCTCTGGCACTTTATAAAAACAACCAATGACATTTGCCTCCGCTTGCTTCTTGTACCCTTTTATATCATCTATATAACTCAAATAAATCACTTCTCCTTACCATAACTGTTTTTGCTTGTCTGATAATTTACCCTTCTCACTCTTATGTCTTGCCTTATATTCCTTAGATTTAGTCTTATCTTTCAATTGTTTATCAGCTTGAACCTTTGCTATCTCAGTAGTTTTTATTTTACGATTAATCATCTTAACAACATTGTTTATATCACTTTCTACCATAACCATTATATAGTTTATCTTATGTTTCTCATCTTTAAACTTATTTGCCTTAATCATTTGCTTAATGTATTTTTCTTTAAGTTTAAATGTTGCATATATAGCAGTATAACTATAGCTACCCCTTGACTTAGAGTTTTTATTAGCCATAAATTTACCAGTATGTAAACCTTTTAATCTCAATACAAAATATCTCGGTAATGGGGTCTCACCGTATTCAAATATAATTCCTCTTATATACTCATATAATTCATCAAATCCCAGTTCTCTCATATAACCACCCTTTAAAAAAATAAAGGCGAGCAATATGAATTACTCGCCAAAACTAATATTATTTTTCTTCACCATCATCTTTTTTAGTCAATATTGCTACAATTTCTTTCTTTATAATTTGTACTTTCTCCATACTTAATTTAGATAAACCCTTTGAATCAGTATTATTATCTTTTAATACCTTTGCCACTTCTAACTTTTTATTTTGCGGTGCTTTCTTAATTGCCTTTTTTAAAACCGCTACTAATGTCTTAACTTTGTCCGCTTCATTCTCTTCTTCCATCATCTTGTCAGTATCCTCTTTTGTATCAGTAGCATAATCTGTCTCATTCTCTTTGGCATCTGTATTAAACTTGTCTGCCCACATTTCATATGAAGGGTTTTCAACAGTGTCATGCTTTTTGAATGTACTAGTTCTATCTTTTAAAATTTCAGCAAAATATTTTAATTTATTAGTTTTCTTATCTTTTGTTGTATATAGTCTAAGAATAATATCATAATCAAATGGTAAAGTTTTATAAGTATCTGGTTTATTACCAACCACTACAAACTTCCCACCAATTTCTTCTTTAATATCTGCTTGATGTGCAGTTGATACTACATTGACACCTCTACTAGCCATATCAATCTTCATACTCTGTAGTCTATTTGAGATAGCTTTAATTCTTCCCCAACTTCTCATGCTTAGATTAGCATCATCTACATCTCTATTTTTATCTCTAGCTCTATTCTCTTCAACCTTTAATGATGTATCTTGTATATTTTGATAGAATTTTGTCTCAGAGTCAAATAAAATTGTCTTAACTGCATCTTTGTCAGTATCAATTAAATTATTCAGCTCATCAATACCATCTTGCATTTCATACATACTTGCAGTTGGAGCTACTTGTAATAAATTTTCATTATTTAAATAGAAGTTTAAACCTTGTTCACTATCAAATGCAAAAACTTTTGGGAAAGTAAGAGCAAATGTACTCTTACCATCTCCAGTTGGGCTATATACTAAGAACTTACCTGCACTATTTATTTTATCCGCTTTTTTAAAAACACTCATATAATTATCATTCTCCTTTTATTCTACTATTCTAAAGTCCTGCTAAAATATCTTCTAAGTCTGCATCTTCTTCTGTATCTTCATCAATACTATCAATAATATCTTCATCTTCACCATTATAATCTTCATTTAAATCTGCTATCTCTGGTTCATCAACATCTAATACCATATCAAATAATTCTTCTGAATCAGCGAAGTCTTTAAAATATTGAACATCTTGTTTTACATTTCCGTCATCATCTTTTTTTGTATATATTGTAATCATATCAATATATCTCTTTGATATAAATCCGCCGAACACAGTTGCTTTACCAATTGCATCTTCTTTTGTAATTAGTCCATCATCAATTAAACTTCTAACATCTTCGTCTAATTCATCATAGCTTAATTTCTTTTCTTGACTCTTATTAATTATTCTTCCATCAACCGTAACTTTATTAACTTTTCCTCTACTTGAAGTGAGATACTTTTTCATTTTTTCATTTCCAAGAACGTAACCAGTAGGAACAGCTTTAACCTTTTTGAAATTCTTGCCATCTATCTTAGCAAGATAATCTACAGAATATGCTTTAACTGGATATTCACCAGTATCTTTATCTTTTCTACCAACTGAGTCATTAGTAAAGTATAATGTTTCAGTAAAGTTAGCATAGAATAAATCATCAATAGACTTACCTTTGAGCTCATCTTCCGTCTTACCATTCGCTAATTTCTTTTCAAGCACAGACTCTTTACGCTTAGAAATATATTCGACAATAAATTTCTTACCTACACCATTATAAATATTTGGTTCAATCGTACCACTAACACTTACTATATCACCATCGTGTAAATGCTCATTCACATATTCAATCAAATCATACTCTGATAAAAATTCTTTAGCTACAGGATACGTATCACCTTTGCCAAATTCCATACCAGCGTGTAAATAATTACTCTTAGCAATACCTAATTGTTCTATAATCTTTTCTTTATTTCTCTTGAAGAAGTCTAGCTTCACTTGTCCATCAGACCAATTCTCTCTATTCAAATATAATAGAGTATCTCTAGCGTGATCTTCTGGGAAGTATCCACCGAATGTTTCAACTTTAACACTATTGCCATTACCAGTATCTAACATTAACTTCATAGAATTGTATACATACCCACTGTCAGCGATACCATCAATTCTAACGTTGGTGCCCTTGCTCTCTAAGTTTACTCTGCCTAAGAAATTAAACTTCTTCTGCCCTTGCTTCAAATTACTTTTTTTACCCATTGTTACATCATCTCCTTTTATTTTATAAAATAGCATTTGCTATCTTTTGACTGTATAAATATCTTACCATACTTAATAAACATTGTCAAGAACTATTTTGATTTAGTTTACTCTATTTTAAATATCCATTTAATATGTCGACAGCTTCATTAACTTCTTCATCTAATGCATTTATATAAATCATAGTATTTTGTATACTGGTGTGCCCAAGAAACTTT